TAAAGATGGAACAAGAATATTCCGAACACCAAAAGAAGATGAATATATTCCAAATTTTTTGATACCCAAATAATCACTCATTATTTTAACGGCAGCATCAGAATAGGACAAATTATAATAGTGTTGGACTTTTTGTTGTAATGAAAAAATATACTCATCAGAAACAAAATGCAAAACATAGACTTCACTGGATTGATTTACTGGAACTCGATTTGATTGTTTATAGATTCGAAATGATTTCTTTATCATCAACTCATCTTCGTCTTTACCAATTTTAACCATCAAAACTTCGGAACCATCAAATACCAATTGTTCAGATAAACCTATAGCATCACGTATTAATATATTACCACTCATGGTTTGATTGAACAATGAATCAAATATATTCAACTCTTCAAATTTATCTTTGATATCAATATAACCAGATTTCGTCACCAACACCATTTCGGTGATTGTATACTGTGTTGTTTCTTGTATGTTTAATTCCGACATTATGCAATAACGTTTCTGAATTCTTGTTCAATTGTTTTTACAAATTCTGGACGAAGAATGTCTATCGTTCTTTTTTCTTCATTTGCTTCCAATTCATATTCATAATAAGACATAGAAGATTTTGTTGTTGTTATTGTAACATTCGTGGAATTATAAAGTGTGTACACAACTGTTGATGTTGTATTTGTATTTGCAAATGTTGCAGCATCAATAATAATAGTTTCAGTTGTCTCATCACCCGATGGTAGAGTTCGTTTCTCATTTATATAATAAGAATGTATGTTAGATTTGGACCAAGACAATCCTGTTCCCGTGTTTGCAGTATTTGCGTATGTGACACCACGATATTTAATATCAATATATTTTGTTAAGTCATTATAACGCAAAGGCCAATCAAACTGTGGATTCTTAATGTTATTTACCGAAAGAATGATCCAATGTTTCTCTGGTGATCCATACAATTTATCTGCAATTATTTCTGGAGTTTCACCATCAGAAATATCATATTTGTAATACATCACCAATTTATCTTTTGATGTTGTATTGAATGAGAACCGAGACATTATATTTGTAACAACATCTAGAGATGAGTTATCATCCGACAAATAGTATGCCGTTTGAGGAAAGTAATTAAAATATTTTGCCATGTTAAAAATTTATCCATTGGTCTGATTGATTTTCAGAATCAGCAATACTAGAACCAACTCTGCGTGATTGTAAATCATACTTAGTAATGATTTGAGTTTCTTTAAACACTAGTCCTAATCTAATGCCTACTGGCATACCAGTTGAACCCCATTTTGGAACATTTTTATCTTCAAGAACTTCATATGCCGCAAAACCATTTGGTGCATAATCAACATCAACTGTTTGTAAAACGCAAGTTGAAATTGATGGTATGTTTTCATTTTCCGTTCCATTATAATAGAACTTAATATCAAATTCTGAAGGTGGCACCAAGAAATAACCACCTAAACCACCAGCTGAATTATTACCTAATACTTCTGGTGCTTGGTGAAATCTAATTCGTTGAATGATGTTTTGCACTTCTTTTGCTTCAATACTACTTCTCGGATAAAACATAAAATCAAAACGAAAGCTTCTAAACTCAGGTGCGGAATATATAACTTCCATCATAGGATTAACAGTCGTTCCAGTAAATCCAGCAAAAACGGCACGACCAGCTTGGCCAGTTCGATTGGCCAATGCATTCAAAACAAAAGGTGTTGCATTTTTAAGTGCATAGTTTGCTTTGTCGATATTACTCATGTCACTATTAAGAATGTTTTGTACTCCAGAAAAACCAGCACCAAGAGTTGCAGCTAAACCACCACCGAGTTCAAGTCCAGCATAATTTTGAGACTGTGTGAATGCCAATGTATCAGGCATATACAAAGCAATAGTATCAGTTGTACGTTTCGTTGTTCTAACACCAGTTTTGGCATATGTTGAAGAATTTTCAGCAACATATTCTTGTACACCAGAGAAACTTTTATTAAATGTGTCCATAGTTGATTGCAACAATCTTTGCAATTCTGGACTGCCAGCCGACAAATTAAATTTTTTCTGTATGTTAGCGGAAACAACCGTAAGGTCTAATTGTGAAGCAGCAGTAATAGCACCTTGCGTTACCGAAACGAAATCTGCCGCACCACCATTAAAACGATTCAGACCAAGTCTATTCTTTACAGCCGTAGTTTCATCATCGGTTGTTGATCCTGGAAATTGAGTGCGTTTTTGTTCATTGATGTGGAAGACCATATAATGACCTTTATCCACTTCGCCCAAATCCAATGGATAACGCAAAGTGTTAATCTTATATTTGTCTCCAACTATTCTATTGTTAGTTGTCGCACTTCTATCGGATTTAAATCGTATGTCTGTAAGCGTGAATAGTGCCATATATACCCTAAGTTATTACTCATTATTTATACCAAATGACCAGACAAACCTACAAAGGTGTATTCAAACCTAAGAACCCGCAGAAATATAAAGGTGATCCAACGAACATAATTTATCGTTCAAGTTGGGAAAAGATGGTAATGAAATATCTTGATGATAATCCGGGTGTAATTTGGTGGGGTTCTGAGGAGTTGCCCATTCCCTACAGAAGTCCAATTGACCAAAAAATGCATCGTTACTTTCCAGATTTCATCGTCAAGGTCAGGCGGAAAGACGGTCTGGTGATGACGTATTTGTGGGAGGTTAAGCCATACTCACAAACGAAAATGCCAGTGCAAAAACGCAAGACTCAAAGGTTTATCCAAGAAGCGGCAACATATGCGGTAAACCAAGAGAAGTGGCGGGCAGCTGATATCTTTTGCCGAGAACATGGTTGGCAATTTCAAATCATAACTGAAAAAGAACTAGGCATCTAGTATAAATACGGCATGGCTTATTTAATAGATAGAATTAATGCATCCCTGCAAAAAGAGGGATTAACACCACGCACTCGAAAGTCACGTGATTGGCTTCGTTCGAAAGTTTCGGATTTAAAACCATCGAAACAATCGTTAATGAATGACATGACCAGATTGAGAGAGGGCACAATTATTGGAAAAATGTACTTTTACTTTTATGATCCGAAAACGAAGGATTCGTTGCCATATTACGACAGGTTCCCATTGGTTTTACCAATAGAACGTTACCAAGACGGTTTTCTAGGGCTGAATCTACACTACATTCACCCAAAGCAACGCATCATTCTTTTAGATAAACTAAGTGATTACGCCAATAATAACAAGTATGACGCATCAACAAGGTTGCGATTAACGTATCAAACTTTGAAAGCTGCATCTAAGTTGTTCGAGGCACAACCTTGCATTAAGAGATATCTGTTTAACCATGTTCAGTCAAGATTCCTGGAAATTTCAGCAGGTGAATGGGACATTGCTGCGTTATTGCCAATGGAAAGTTTTGTTGGAGCTTCTACAAACAAAGTATATTCCGACTCAAGAAAGAAATTCTAATGTCATTCGCCCCAAATTTATTCTTGTCTAATATTAAGGCAAAGGATGGTCTTGCTAGACCAAATCGTTTTCAGGTAATTTTACCAATACCAGAGTATATCGGCAAATTTATTGAAGTTGGCCTACTCGAAAAGATTATAAATCTACCAAATACAATTGCAACTGATGTGACGGAGATATTGTCTTCATCATTTGGTGGTCAATCACCAACAGGATATTCCAAGTCTTCAAATCCTGCAATCACACGTTATCTGTCAATGCAATGTGAAGCAGCTGAGTTACCATCAAAAACATTAGGCACAACAGACGTTAAAATTTATGGTCCAGTATATAAAGTTCCATATCAAACACAATATACGGAAACTACACTTTCTTTTTTGTGTACTAATGATTTTTATGAAAGAAAGTTGTTTGACCGTTGGTTGGAAGCTATTATGCCAACCGACACAAACAATTTAAGATTTGCAAAAGATCAGGAGTCTCGATACTTAACAAATATTAAAATTATTCAGTACGATGATTTTATCAAACAAATTTATGCGGTAGAATTGATTGATGCTTTTCCAGTATCAATTGCCGCACAACCACTATCTTGGTCTGACGATAATTTCCACAGACTAAGTGTTCAATTTGCTTATCAAAAATATAGAACAATTTATGAAGGCAGTTATGATTTGAAAGAGGCAGCTGCATCCATATTTGGATCATGGGCAGCGTCCACGATTTTTGGAAATAGAATTTAATTTAAAATGGAGATAGAATGTTACCTAAGATTGATACACCGTTATATGAACTAGAACTACCACTTCTTAAAAGGAAAGTACAGTTCAGACCATTCTTGGTCAAAGAAGAAAAGATATTGTTGATGGCCATGGAATCAGAAGATGAAAATTCTGTTGTCTTGGGCATCAAACAGATTATGCAAAATTGCATAATGACAGATATTGATATTGAAGATTTACCTATCTTAGATTTTGAATACCTGTTTTTAAATTTAAGAGCACGTTCCGTTGGTGAGATTATTGATTTGCAGTATAAATGTAACAATGATATTAAAGGTTCAGAAGAAGATATAACTCACAAGTGTGGCAACTTAATAAGCTTGTCATTCAATGCATTGGAAGTTAAACCTGAAATTAATGAACTAAACGGTAAAATTCAATTAACTCCAAAATTAGGTGTGGTTCTAAAATATCCGACATTTAAAGCAATCGAAAATGTATCAATTACCGAAAATAAAAACCCCGTTGATTTTGTTTCGGAAACAATTATTTCATCAATTGATTACATTTATGATGAAGAAAATATGTATTATGCAAAAGATACACCAAAAGAAGAATTAATAGACTTTATTGACAGTCTAACTAAAGACCAATTTGCTATGATACAAAAATTCTTTGAAGACATTCCAAAGTTATCAAAAAAAATTGATTTTAAATGTAATAAGTGTGGTTATGAGGAAAACATTGAGATTCAAGGAATCCAAAGTTTTTTCGTCTAATATTTCGTTATGACAGTTTATCTAATCATTTCCAAACCAATTTTGCCCTTATGCAACATCACAAATATTCTCTAAGTGAATTAAATGACATGATGCCTTGGGAAAGAAATGTTTATATAACTATGCTGCTTCAGTTTATTGAGGAAGAAAACGAGAAGCTAAAACAACAACAACTAGCAAGAAAAAGTAGAAAATAAATGGCAACAAAATTTTCACAATTATACAAACAAGAATTGAAGAGTCAAGGAATACTAAGCTCTTTAGGTTCTGCTGCATTGAAGAAAACCAAAGAGAGAATGGACATTAGAAATACTTTATTTGGTGGTAGTGGTGTCGTTTCATTGACTGGCCAAAAAATATTTGGTAAAGGTTATTCTGGCAGTGCATTGTCATCTTCTCCAACAAATACAAGTTCGGTTGCCGATTCACAAGGCATAAGTGAGTTGTTGGCATCCAATGATAGACAAGAATCTTTGTTGAGAGTCATTGGTAAAAATACTTTTAATATGAATATGATGGCAAGAGATGCAAACATTACTCGCCAAAATATTGTGACACTGACTAAAAAAATGACTGGTCGTGCATCAAGGTCTCAAGATGCTTTGTGGTATGGTGCTGGCGCCAGAAATAAATCACTGAATTCTTATACCGATAAAAAAGGAAGTGCATCGGATCAAAGCAAATCACCGACAAGTAATTCAGAATCATCTTCATTAATTGGAAGTATAGCCAGTGGAATATTAGGTGTTGGTGGATCAATGTTGAGTGGTATTGCAGGTATTGCTGGTACTATTGGATCTGGAGTGTTAGGTGCTGTTGGTGCAATTGCTAGAATATCACCGATACTCGGTATCATCGGTTTATCAGCAACAGCTTACGTGATTAAAAAATTGTCAGAACAGGTAGATTTTTCTGGTATAGCGGATAGTTTAGCTAAAACATTAGGTATTGATTTAAAATCCGATAAATCAATACTGGAACAATTTGCGGATAAGTTGGACACAATGTTCAACACAAAAGCTTTCACTGGGACCTTAACTTGGGTCAGAACAGCTTTTACTCCAATTGTTGATACTGTTGGTAAACATATTGCAACTGTTGCTGATGTGGCCATGGTTTACAGCAAAGCCGCATTTGTAACTTTAGCTGAAAGTTTTAGTAATCTAGGAAAAGTTTTTGGATTTTTATTCAATGAATTTTTTCAATCCAATAAAGGCAAAATTTTCATGGCAATAACAGCCGGATTTGTAGCAGCTTATGCTAAAACTCCGGCAACTGCTGTAGCTGCTTTAGCTGCGATTGCCGGTGCAGGAGTTTTGGGTGCTGCTACAGGTGAATTTTCCCGTGAAGAAATGAAACAGAAAATTGAAGAAAAAGAGAAAGAATTGTCAGGAATGCAAGGCGGTCGTGCCTTTGCTGAAGAACAACAAAAAAGAGGTGGATTGTTTTTAGATAATACAAATGTTAAGTTGTTGAAAGATATACAAGAACTCGAATCTAGTTTAAAAAATAAAACAGAAGAATATAATAAATTAACTGGAAGTGTTGTCACTGAAGGTAATTTCTCAAAATATTTGGAAAAATTTAAAGATGAATTACCTGGTGGGAAATATGGCGGTGGATATAAATCATCAACACCATCAAATCCAAATGCACCGATTAGAATAAGTAGTGATTATGGCATGAGACCACACCCAATATCGGGACGTTCATCTTTCCATGAAGGTGTTGATATTGCAATGCCTGAAGGTACCGATATATACGCAGCTGAAAAGGGAACAGTAAAAAGATCCGGCACCGCAACTGGTTACGGCAATATGATTGAGATTGACCATGGAAATGGTAAAACTACAAGATATGCACACCTAAAATCAATGAATGTTGCTGTTGGTGATATGGTCGAAAAAGGACAAAAGATTGCTTTATCTGGTAACAGTGGAGATTCTACAGGACCACACTTACATTTCGAGGAACGTGAAAATGGCCAAGCAACAAGACCATCACAACAAATGTTATTGTCGTCTATCAAAGGTCAATTGTTAAATGATGGATCAATATCTCTTGCTGCTGCTAATAGACCAGATACTTCACCATCAACAGTAAATGTGGTAAATCAACAGGCAGCTGCAGCACCACAAC